GGTCCAACAGGTTACACAGGTTACACTGGTGATACTGGTTCAGCCTCTACAACAACAGGTCCAACAGGTTACACAGGTTACACTGGTGATACTGGTTCAGCCTCAACAACAACAGGTCCAACAGGTTACACAGGTTACACTGGTGATACTGGTTCAGCCTCAACTGTGACTGGATATACCGGCTATACTGGATATACAGGAGATACTGGTGCAATCGGAGCAACTGGTTACACAGGCTATACTGGAGATGTTGGTCCAACCGGATACACAGGGTATACTGGAGACACCGGTGCAGCTTCAACCGTTACAGGTCCAACAGGCTATACTGGATACACTGGAGATACAGGGGCAATTGGAGCAACAGGTTACACTGGTTATACCGGTGATACAGGTGCAGCTTCAACCGTCACTGGTCCAACAGGTTACACTGGATACACTGGAGATACAGGAGGAATAGGTGCTACAGGTTATACAGGTTACACAGGAGATACGGGTGCAATTGGAGCAACTGGTTATACCGGTTACACAGGCGATACTGGTGCGATCGGACCTACTGGTTACACTGGGTACACAGGCTACACTGGGTACACTGGAGATATCGGAGCAACGGGTTATACTGGATATACGGGTGATATTGGGGCAACTGGCTACACTGGATACACAGGGTACACCGGAGATGCTGGTGTTGCCTCTACGGTCACAGGACCCACGGGTTACACAGGATATTCCGGTTACACTGGCTACACTGGAGCCGATAGTAGTGTTACTGGTCCTACAGGTGCAACTGGCTATACGGGCTATACAGGGGATGCAAGTACTGTCACTGGTCCTACGGGCTATACGGGTTATACAGGTGGGGATTCCACAGTAACCGGCTCAACGGGTTACACAGGTTATTCTGGGTACACTGGTTATACTGGGGCAGATTCTACTGTTACAGGACCGACTGGTTACACTGGTTATACCGGTGGAGATAGCACGGTTACAGGTTCAACCGGTTATACTGGCTATACGGGTTATACGGGTGGTGACTCTACTGTCACGGGTTCAACTGGTTACACTGGATATACAGGTGATATTGGAGCAACAGGTTATACAGGCTATACGGGTGATACCGGAGCAGCTTCAACCGTTACCGGATCTACTGGATACACTGGATACACGGGGGATACTGGAGCGGCAAGCACTGTAACTGGTCCAACTGGATATACAGGTTACACCGGAGATGCTTCTACAGTCACTGGTCCAACTGGTTACACAGGTTATACCGGAGACACCGGTGCAGCTTCTACGGTTACAGGACCTACAGGTTATACAGGATATACTGGATACACTGGGTATTCTGGAACTCAAGGTGGAAGTTTAGCTGCTGATATTGTAATGAATGGGTATGACATTCAACTTCAGTTTGAACCAGGGAGTGATGACACAAGTTCAGGATTTAAAATATCTGCAACAGTTGACACAAATGTTGAGGGAGTTGGTGCTCCTCTATTCATGGCTGCTGATGGTCATTTTGATACCGCTGATGCAGACACAGTAGCTACAGCACCATGTGTCGCTATGGCACTCGAGACTGGCACAGGAACCAAAGAAGTGCTTTTACATGGAATTATGAGAAACGATAGCTGGAATTGGACGACTGGCCCAGGAGAGTTGGGTTTGATCTTCTTATCTACTACAGTGGGAACTTTGACTCAAACAGCTCCGTCTGCTACAGATGAGGTTGTTCAGGTAGTAGGATTTGCTTTATCTGATGATGTCATGTACTTTAACCCACAACTACAAGTTATTGAACATACTGGGTAATATTTAAAAGGAGATAATATGAGTAAGATACACATCTTAGAGGCTGACACCAACGGAAATTATGCAGTAGCTTTACATATTGTTGTTCCTATTGGAAATAATTCCGCTGGTAAGAGTTGGAAACAATGTTTGATTGAAAGTGGTAAAAATGGAGGCACATCTTTAACAATAGGTACTAATCCAGGTAATATTACTCAAGAAGAAGCGGATCTTATTGCAACTGGAGATATGCTTGAGATTAGAACGTCTTTTTTAGCAGAATCAGGTGGAACAACCAATAACTCGTTGGATGAAATGTCAGATCAGTTAATTGCTGATTATAAAAATAGGATTAAAATAGAATTAAAGTATTACGGATATACAAAGGAGTGATATGGCAGACATAAGTAAAACCCAAGGTATAGCAGTACTAGCTCATACCGCAATAACTCACCCAGGTTCATTGGTAGGTGCAGATCAAGACGTCACTACTAAATTAGCGGCAACGATTGTTTGTTTTCATGCACCTGTTGAGAATACGGCCAACACAAACCCTGGGAGTTTTTATATTCAAATATCACCTTCTTCAAGTGGGGATGAAGATTGGACAACAGTTGCTCAATTTACTCCAGGTATAGTAACTGCTGTGACAGAGGCATTTACTGCAACTGAACCAATAGGTGAAAAAGTATGTGTTGTCTCTAGTACCACTGGATTTGTGGCTACAAATGAGGTTTATATCATCAACACTACTATAGGTAATGGTGAATGGGCAAAAATCGAACAAATAGTCTCTAATACAAGTATTGATTTATTAGATGGTTTGACAACAGAGCAAACAGCGGCAGCTTCTGACTTCTGGAGTGATGCAGAAAAGTTTACTGCTCAGCTAGATTTAACTGCGGTTGGTAGAGTTAGAGTTATTTTCCAACATGAGGGAGCTACTGGTGCCAATGTTCATGTTAAAGCATTAATGATAACTGGTGATTCAATAGCATAGTATGAGTTATTCTAGTCAAAAAGGCTACATTATTAAGCCCAAACCAGGAATAAGGATTAATCCACTTCATCCTCTTTCAAAAGGATTAGTTGCTTGTTGGTTATTTAATGAAGGAGCTGGAGGCATTGTAAGAGATATCTCAGGAAATAAGAATGATGGAGTTTTAAATAATATGGACCCTGCAACAGATTGGGTTGGCACAGTGCATGGGGGAGGATTAGTTTTTGATGGATCCGATGATGATATAACAATTACAGATAGTGCTATTTTAGAACCTACTGGAGATATGACTATTTCTACTTGGATAAAATTTAATTCGCTTCCCAGTGCTACAGGAAACAGAGCAACAATTGTTTACAAAGCTCACGGCTCAAGTCCATATCAATCATATAAGATTACTGTTAGCACTGCAAACAAACCATCATTCTTTTGGGTAAACACTACCCTAACTCAGTATGAAGCTGAATATTTAGGTGATGCTCTATTAGCGAATACTTTGTATCATATAGTCGGAGTCGTTAGTGGTACCACTATGGATTTATATATTAATGGCTCTAATGATAATATTGATCAGCCCACAATAAGTGGCAGTATTTTTGATTCAACCGACTCCCTTTTCTTTGCAAACGATGATGGTAATGATAAATTAAATGGAGTTATTGATGACGTTAGAATTTATAATCGTGCTCTTTCACCTGTTGAAATAAAACAACTATATAGTGATCCATACGCCAATTTTTTGACTCCACAAATTAGAAGATACTCATTAATTGATGTATCAACGGGGGATATTAAGCAAATGGCAACAATAGATTGGTCAAATGTTAAACAACTTGCAGGTGTAGCAGAGGCTAGTATTAAGGCAGTTGCCGGTGTGACTGCTAATTAATTGATATAGCTGTTGCACATTGGATGGTGTAAAATTATTTCTAATGAATAAAATCTCTGTTGTAGTCATCACCAAGAACGAACAAGAGACTCTTCCTAAGTTACTAGATTCCATTAAAAACATTGATGACATAGTCATTTTAGACACAGGATCTACTGACAATACAGTCAAGATTGCCAAAGAAAGAGGTTGTAGTGTTACTGAGGTAGGTGATAAATATCTCCACATAATTGATAAAGAATTAGCAGACAAGATTAATAAACAATTTATTGTTGATGATGAGGCTTTAATTGTCAATGAAAAAGATAAATATTTTGACTTTGCCTCAGCCAGAAATCATGCTGCATCTCTTGCAAAGAATGACATGGTGTCTTTTGCTGATGCTGATGAGGCTTTCACCAAGTTTGATACTGAGAAAATTCAAAAGTTAATTAAAAATGGTAGTGAACAGTTTGAATATAATTTTGTTTTTGCCCATGATCAGCACAGAAGAGAATCAATCAAGTTTGTGCAGTCTAAGTTCTATGATCGAAGAAAAATGAAATGGGTTGGTCTTGTCCATGAATGTTTGCAAGGAAGCGCTAAAAGAACTTTTCTCGATGAGGATGTATTTAAGTTAGAACATTTCCAGAATCATTCAACAGGTAGACATTCATATCTAGTGGGATTAGCAGTTGATTGTTTTAACAATCCAAATAAAGACAGAAATTCTCACTATTTTGCTAGAGAGCTACTTTGGAGTGACAGACCAAAAAGTGCCATTAAAGAATTTAAACGTCATGTTGAGATGAATCGGTGGCCGGCAGAGAAAGCTCAATCAATGATTTTTTTAGGAGATGCTTATGGGAAGATTAATCAACCAGAGAAACAAGTTGAGTGGTACAACAAATCACTTTACATTGATAATAAGAGAAGAGAAGCATTTATTAAATTAGCTAGATTCTATCAACATAATAATAACCCTCAAGCAGCAGCTTGTTACGCTTCCGCAGCTATGGAAGTTCCCTGGAGTGGATTTTATGCTACTGACATGGCTGATTATACTAACGTACCTCATGAGATTCTTTATTGGGCTAAGGGATGGGTGGGAGATATTGGGGGGGCTAAAAAACATTTAACTAAAGCGTTAGATCATTGTCCGTTTAAACCTGAATACCTAAGAGACACTAAGTTCTATTTCGAGTATCCAGATCAGGGAATAGAGGGTTGGATGCAATTCTCTGAGTTGACCTGGTTGTATGAAACAGCTAAGAAAATGGACTCTATACTTGAGGTAGGAAGTTGGCAAGGTCGAAGCACCCACGCTTTACTATCTGGGTGTAAAGGCAAGGTAACGGCGGTAGACACGTTTGCAGGATCTAAAGACTTAAAAGATTGGACTCATGATTTAGCTAAACAAAAAGATATTTACGGTGAATTTATGAAGAATGTAGGTCACTTCAAGAACCTAGAGGTGATGAAGATGTCTAGTAAAGAGGCTGCCAAGAAACTTGAGGGTAAGAAGTATGACATGGTCTTTATTGACGCAGGTCACACTAAAGAAGAAGTTTTAGAAGATATTGCCATGTGGAAAGACAAAGCCAGAGTTATCATGTCTGGTCATGATTATATTTCCACAATTTGGATGGGTGTTAAAGAAGCTGTTGATGAGTCAATGGGGGCAGTTAAAGTTGGTGGTTATTCTATCTGGCATCAAGACGTACAAGCTCCATTCGTTAGCATCATTATTCCTACTCTTGGTCGATCAGGTAAGTTGAATAACCTCTTGAAACTAATTAAAGAAAACGCTGGATATGATAATTATGAGATCATAGTCAAGTATGACCAATTTCCTCCTAATAACACTGGAGTACCTAAGCTATTAAAACAAGGCGTAGAAGAGAGTCATGGGGATCTCGTCATGTATCTGGGAAATGATTGTGTTCCAAAAAAAGACTTCTTACAGTTAGCGGTTTACAGGATGATTAAGAACTTTCCAGATTTAGACGGTATGGTTGGGCTGAACGATGGGTATTGGAACGGTGAGTTCGCTACCCATTTTTTAGTGTCCAAGAAACTTCTACCTGGCTTGGGAAACGAGTTCTTTCACACTGGGTATTTTCATACTGGAGCAGATAATGAACTGACCGAGCGTTGTAAAAAGATAGGTAAATATGTTTGGGCTGAGGAAGCTAAAGTTTACCATGACCACCCCATTCAAGACGGTTACAAAACACCATTAGACGATGTTTACCAGTTAGCATATCGCAAAGATAGGGCAGACCACGACAGGGCATTGTATAAAAAAAGAGCCAAGGAACTAGGGTTTGAATTTAAAGAGAATTTTGTTGTACCAGATATAATTCCAAAACGTATTTTCACTATTTGGTTAGGCGATGAAATGCCTGAGTTGGTTAAGAAGTGTATTGAGTCTCAGAAGATAGAAGGATATGAACACAAACTAATCACACTAGATAATTGCTTTAAAGACTCGAAGTATATGAAAGAGTGCTTGGCTTCTAAACATGACAAGCAAAAATGGTGCAAAGCCTCTGACTATTTGAGGATGCACTACCTCTACACTGAGGGTGGTATCTATCTTGATGCAGACGTTGAAGTTTTAGAGGGCAAGAACTTTGATGATTTACTAAAAAACAAAATGTTTGCAGGTAGAGAAGAGAATGGGTGGATTGGCAGTGCTGTAGTAGCTTCAGAACCAGGGCATAAGTTTGTCAAAAGATGGATGAATGAAGTGGAGATTAACTTCAGAGGTGATGATGATAAGTGTTTTGAGTCATCAATGGAAATTCTAACTAAGGGGTATGATAAGTGGGAACCAGAGGGATTTAAGATCTACACCCCAGACTATTTTTTCCCATACAATCATGAGAAGGAAACTGTTAAAATTACAAAGAACACAATTACAAAGCATCATTTTATGAAAACTTGGAAGGAGTAATATGACTAAAGGAAAACTTCAAGCATTATCAATTAATGCCTACGCTCTTTTTGATAAAGGGGGAAAGAAATTAGTTGAGTTTAATGTGGATAGTATAAAATTACGCAAACTTATTGACCCTCTACAGGGTAAGATTGTGAGCGATAAAGAAATACTAGAAATATTAAATGCTAAAACTAATTAAAGAAACATAGATAGTAAAAAAGACTCAAAATAAAATTATTTCTATAAGGTGCTAGAATTGACATATAAATAAAAGTTAGTCATACTAATTTTATATGTCAGACAATGTAACTTTAGATCAAATGGCGGACGGCGACACAGTAGGAGCTGACGACATAGGTGGTACAAAATATCAAAGAATTAAATTAATCTTCGGAGTAGACGGAACCAATGAGGGTGACGTTTCTGCTTCTAACCCTCTCCCTGTAGATATACAAAACTCTACTGATATAGCAGTAACTTTAGATGGGGAGGCTGTTGTTTTAGGAGCTGGTACTGCTTCAATCGGTAAACTAGGGGCTAACTCTGGTGTTGATATCGGTGATGTTGATGTAACTTCTATTACTGGCGTTACAATGAGTAATGCCGCCATCCAAACTACAGGCGATGAAGCCCACGATGCTGCTGATGCAGGTAATCCAATTAAAGTTGGATATAAAGCCATTGATATAGATACTAACCCCACAGAAGTAGCAGAGAATGATAGGACGAACTCTTACGCAACTCGTAAGGGTATTCCTTGGGTATTAGGTGGTCATCCAGGAATGCTTAATGCAGGACTCAATGTGACTGATGGTGATGGAGCACAGGCAAATACAGCAATTATTACTGTAGCTGCTGGAACTGCTATCGTAGTTACTCATATTGCTGTAACTGCTGATAATGCTAATACAGGCGATGTTCAATGTAGAATTGGATTTGGCACAGCTTCCACTCCGGCAGAAGACGCTGCTAAACAAGTTTTAAATCATCCAGGAATTGCTGCGGGATCAGGTGTAGTTATTGGAAGTGGTGCGGGTATTATTGGACAAGGAGCTAGTGACGAAGATCTTAGGGTAACTTGTGAAGATCCTGCTGGTGGTTCTATTTCAATTAATGTTACTTACTTCACTATTGCTATCTAAAATAAAATATGTCAGCAGAATTTGATGCAGCTTCTAGTCAAGCAAATGGATCTGGAGGAACAACTCTTACATGGAATCACACTATTGGGTCTTTAGGATCAACTGGACTTATAGTAGTTGGAGCAACTGGTGAAGATACTGCCAATGGTTCTTCTAATCAAAACATCACTGGAGTTACTTTTGACGGAAATGCAATGACCTTAGTAGGAACTGACACCAATACAGTGAATCACTCCTGCAGTGTAGCGATGTATGAAATTCATGGTAGTGCAGTACCAAGTGCAGGAACTTACGAAATTATTGTTACATATAATGCTAGTTGCGAGTCTCGCACAGGCGGGGCGATGTCATTTTCAGGACTTAAAAATCAGGTTAAAGAAGCGGTTGCTACTCAAGACGCAGATGGGACTGATCTATCTCCTTGGACTACTGCGATAACAACAGTTTCATCAGATGCTTTAGTTCTAGTTATTTATGGAAATGCAAACTCATTCTTTGATTCATTTGATACTGGTGAGGCAACTGCTTGGGAGTCAACAGTGGGCGGTATTGAAGATTCTGTTAATGTTGGTGGATATAAAACTGTTGCTACCCCAGCTTCAACAGACACTGAGATTACTCGAAGTAACCCAGGTTCAGAAGCTGTAGTTTTAGCTTCATTTGAAATAGATGGGGGATTGAAAGATGTAGTAGGTGGCTTAGGAGTTATACCATTTGCTAGATAAATATGTCATTACTTTTACTTTTATCATCTACTGGCATACAAAAAGGAAGATTTTATATTTTAGATAATGAATTTATTCCTAGACCAAAAGCATTTAAAAGAGAATCATTTTTTATAAAAAAAGATGTAGTTACTTTAAGCGGGAGGACTGCTAGAGATATATCTATTTCTAAAGAGAGATTTATTTTAACTTGGGAAGTATTAGTTAAATCAGAACTTACTAAATTAATTAACATTGTAAATCAAGATAAGCTTGTGAGTTTTGAAGTTACCGATGGAAACTTACAGATTGCTTCTACACAAGTATTTCCATTTTTAGGTAACATAATTTATGAAATACCAGGGAGTACATACTTAGCAAAAGTAGAAATAATATTAGAAGAGGAGGGGGTAACTTGACAATGAATAGCCCTTATTCCATAATGACTTACTATGTCTAAAACTAGATTGACAAAAAATATGTTGCACTCTACCACTACAGTAAAAAAAATAGGTAGCGATGGGCGAATAACAATGATTGCTTCTACTGACGTAGCGGACAGGATGGGAGATGTAATTGAACAGGGTGGATGGGATTTAAAAAATTTCAAAAAGAACCCTGTTATTTTATGGGGGCATAATATGGGGGAGAATAGACCTCCTATTGGTAAGGCTGTTAAGATCTGGATAGAAAAAAAGAAACGATTAATGGTTGATATCCTATTTGACCTTGAAGATAAATTTGCATTTGAGATTTGGAGAAAAATTAAAGACGGCTTTATTAATACAGGCTCGGTTGGTTTTATTCCTTTAGAATGGGATGGAAATACTTTTGCAAAACAAGAACTACTTGAATACTCTATTGTTCCCGTACCCGCTAATCCAGAAGCCCTAGCAGTTTTAAGGGGTATGGATATTGAGCCAATAGAAACTAAAGATTTATTTAAACAAAAAAATGATGAGCAAGTTAAAGCTATGGTTAAAAAAGTAGAGGAAATTGAGGACGAGGAAGAAGAAGTAATTAATGATGGGACTAGTGCCACAGAATCAGTCGTTGATGAGCCAGAAATTAAAATATCTATAGAGGAGCCAGATGAAAAAGAAACGGTTAGTGAAGAAAAAGAACCAGAAGAACCCACCATTGACTCTATTGAAGAAGTGGCAGAAGTGGGCGAATCAGAAGATAGCGATAGCGAAAAAGAGGGGGATGTTTTACCAGAGTCGGACGATGCTGATGGAGGAGAGAGCGAAGAAGTGGTTGCAGAATCAGAGGGAGAAAAAATAGAAGAACCAGAGGAGAAGAATTTTACTATCTTTAAATATAAAGATATGGGAATAGCCCCAGAAACAGACGTTTTTGACGTAGGTAAAGTTATTATTGCAAAAAACGCTGAGGAATTATGTGTATTTAAACATGAAGATGTTTTGTATTTACCTCACCATGATGCTGAAAACGGTAAGGCTATTTTGAGAGGGCTTCAAATTTCTATGGCTACACTAATGGGCTATAAAAGCGACTTAGATTTACCTAACTCAGTAATTGAGGCATCTTATGAGCATTTAGCAGAACACTATAAAGAATTTAATAAAAAACCACCAGAGCTTTCCTTAGTGAAAAGTAGGGTTTTATTAGAGTTAGACGCCGAGATTCACGCTTTAATTTTAGAGCGAGAAGATAAATACACTGTTAGATTATTGAAAAAAGTAATGAAGATGTTAAAGGTTCAGAATAAAAAATCCAGCCCACCAACTAAAAAAACTTTAGTTGAGAAGCAAGATGCTATTGAAGCTCTTGCTATTATTGATAAGGCACTGACGTTAGTAGGTAAGACGAGGAGAAAGGAGTAGAAACAATCGTCAATATCCTAAGTTATGGTTTGTAGTTTACTATTAACCATGAACACTTAAACAGTGTGGATATATGAAAAATTTAAAAAATTATGAATGAATTTCAAAAAGAACTACAAGCACTTTTATCAAAACATGGACTGAAGGCGGATGATACTACATCCGAGTCCAAGCCAGTCGAAGAGGTTAAAACCTCCGAAGCAGAAACTAAGAGCTCAACAGTCGTTGCGGATTTAGCTGAAAGTATCGCCAAGAAATTGACCGATGCTATTAGCGAAAATAAGGGTTATAAAGCCGAGGAAACTAAGAAATCTCTAAACAAAGAAATAAAGAATAAAATCTTTACAAATTGGGCAGGGATGAAAGAAATTAGTTACCCCTCTAATTTAAAAGCTCTCAGCAAGGACGAAAAAATTGTAACTTTTTTCAAAGCACTGCTTTATTCTAAGGCAGATCCTAATTCCTTACAGGTACTTAGGGCTTTGGTAGAAGGAACAGACGCTCAAGGTGGTTACTTGGTCCCAGAAGAATTGAAAGCTGAAGTCTGGAGAATACTTCCAGACGTATCTATCATGAGGAAAATCGCAAGAGTTATCCCTATGTCTACAGACACTCTCAAACTCAACAGTTTGACAGCACGTCCTACAGCATATTGGACAGCTGAGTATGCTTCTAAGTCAACAACTTCCGCTGAATTTAGTCAGGTGTCATTAGCACCTAACGATTTAGTTTGTTTGTTGCCTTTATCAGAGCAACTTATTGCCGATGCTAATATCAACCTCGTCCAGTTCATCACTGAATTGTTCGCCGAGGCTATTGGAGTAGGTGAAGATAGAGCTTTCTTTACAGGGTCAGGTAGTGGTCAGCCAAAAGGTATCAATCAAGAAACACTCGGTAGCGTTGCTGCCGGTGGTACTTTCAATTTTGATGACTTAATTGCAGTAATGGATAAAGTTTCTCAAAGAATCTCTCAATCTAGAAGTACCGCTTGGGTTGGAAATAGAAAGGTTAAAACCCAACTTAGACAACTTAAAGACAACAACGGTAACTATATTTGGAGAGATGGCACAGGTCCAGGTGGCGGTGCTGAAATTGGCAGACTTCCCGATACTGTATATGGTTATCCATTTTATGAGCAGAACGATTTAGCTCAGAGTGAACTATATTTTGGTGACTGGAGTTACTACATCATTGGTGATAGACAGACAATTTCTGTTAGAACAACTATGGAAGGCGGTGACGCTTGGCGTAGAAATGCTATGGAAATTAAAGCTGTGGAAAGAGTTGACGGTGCTGCCGTTTTAACTTCTGCCTTTGCTAAAATTACTGGTGTTTAGTCCTTAAAGAAGACATGGGAGTTTTGTACTACTCTCCTACTCAAGTACAACGATTATTACGAAATAATTTCCCCCTCTTGTAGAAATATGAGAGGGGGCTTAGGGAAGTACCGGATGAGTATCAAGGTTTTATAGGTGAATGCCATATTACGTTGCTACGGAGGTTCAATTCCTCTAACTTCTACAAATGTTAAAAATTAAAATTATTGAAACTGGGGAAATAAAGTTAGTAACTCCTAATATAGCTCATGGTCTTATTGAAGCTGAGGAGGCTATTTTATATAAAGAAGATCCTAAAGAGTATGTTCATAGACAAATGCTTCCTCCTGGGATAGTTATGGAAAAACTAAGGAGTAAAAGACGAAAGAGAAAAACTTCCCAAACATACAAAACTAAGGCATAATAGATTTATATGTCATTACTTTCAAATGCTTTAACCACAGTAGCTAGGGCGTCTGCCTTTATAGGTATTTCTACTCCCGCAAGTAGTAGTACTGCTGAAATTCTTTTGGAAAATCAAATTAATGCTGTAACTTCTTTTATTGAGAATTATCTTGGGTATACAGTAAAGAAAACGGATTATACTAATGAAGAATACACTACAGAAAGAGGGCAATATTTAGGATTAAGTAATTTCCCTGTTATATCTGGAGAAACTTTTACTTTGCAGAGGAGAAATAGCGGGTTAAATGAGGACGAATGGGAAACTGTTGATAGTCAGTATTATCATGTTGATGAAGAAGGCGGAATTATTTATGGGGCAGGTGGTTGGGCTTTCCCAAGGACAAGAAATGGTTTTAGGGTTACTTATACTGCTGGATATGACTACGACAATTCAACAACATATTTATCTGACACATCTGGGGCAAGTATTGAATTAGCTGCTTGGCTTTTAGTAGCTAGTATTAATGGTAGAGGGCAAGGAGGAGCAGGAATTAAATCGGAGTCTATTGGTGATTACAGAATAGTCTATGCTAAGTCAATGTTTGAAAATGCGGATATAGAAAGTTTGTTAGATAAATACGTTAGATTGGATATGGAAATTGGTGCTCCGTTAACACCTTTAGAATTATAAATGTCAACAATACGAAGATTCTTTAACCAAAGCATTGTAATTAGCCGTTTAAAGGCTACTAGCGGTAGAAAAAGAGCTTTTTCAGCTACAGCTACGGTAGAAGGGCATATTCAATCATTAGACCTCAAAACAAAGCAAATACTAGGCATATTGGAAGAACGGGCATGGAAGGCTTGGTTCCCCGTAGATTCTGATATTAAAGAGCAAGATAAATTAGTTGACAACAATGGGATTCGTTATGATGTGAGAGAACTTGTCAAAAAGGAATACGGGATTAATCAGCATTTAGAAGTAATACTTGAGGAGCAGAGTGCCTAAGACAGTTTTAACAATTACTTTTAAACCAAGCCTAGCTCAATTACAAAAGAAATTTGGTTCAATAGAAGCTGAAAAAATACTTGGTAAAGGAATAAAAATATTAGCTGCTAATATAGAAAGAGAGTCTAAGCAAGTATCACCAGTTGACACAGGAATAATGAGAGGAAGTATTAGGCCAGTATTTGAGGGAAATTTAAGAGCTTCAATTGGTCCTAGAAAAGTTAATTATGCTATATTTGTCCATGAGGGTACTAGATTTATGAGTGCTAGACCTTTTATGGTTTGGGGAGCTAGAAGTGCAGTGGATGGATTTGACTCAGAATTAGCAGGGAACCTAGAAGCTCATATACAATCAAAAATAAAATAATTATGTCTTGGGCAGTTATTAGACCACAAATTAAAACTTTATTAGAAACTAATATTTCTGAATTAGGAGAAGTCTCCAAAGCTCCTAAACTTAAATTTGATTCTTATCCTAGTGCCTATATTGTTGCCTCTGAAAATGAAGCAGATTATGAAACGACTACAGAAAACATAAGAACCTATGCTTTTAATGTATATATTTTAGACACAACAAAGGATCAGAATATAGAAAATGCCACTTTAGCTGTGGAAGAAGTAGTGGATAAAGTTTTAGATTTATTTGACCAAGAAGATTTAAAATCTAGTGCCACCAGAATTATTGGAATTAATTTACCATCAAGATATACTTATATTAATATTTGGGCGACTCCTGGTAGGTGGGGAGAAATACCAGAAGAAGAATTATTATTAGCAGAAATAAAGATTAGGATAAGAATATCAGTGGACATCTCTTAAAAAACTTGACAATAAAAATTACTAAAGTCATAATGAAGTTACTATGAGTAAATATATAGGCAGATTACTAAATGTAGGAGTGGGTAAAGAGTCCGTAAGAGGAGCTGGAGCTGCTTCCGTTTATCAACTCCCAAAAATTAGTTTTTCCTTTGACGATAAAATCGTCCAGGCTAGGGCAGTTGGCTCATTAGGTAAAATTTCAGATAGTGAGGAAGCTTTTGTTGTAACTAATTATGGTCAAGGTGAACTAGAGGGAGAAGTAAGAGCTAATGGGCTTGGTTATATTCTTTATGCCATGCTTGGTACTCTTTCTACTGGTACTGTTTCTGATGAAGCTTATACTCATTCATTTACAGTAGCGAATACCAATAGCCATCAATCTTTAGCTTTTGTTGTAGCGGATTCAAATACTACCGAGTTATATAAATTAGTAATGCTTGATAGTTTAGAAATTGTTGCTGAGTTAGATGAATTGGTTAAATACACTGCTACTTTTATGGGTAAGAAGGGTACTTCTACAGGATTAACAGTCCCAGATGCAGTAGCCGAGCCTAAGTTTACTAAGAAACATATTAATCTTAAAGTAGCCTCAGATATTTCTGGATTGGGAGCTGCTACGGCAGTATCAATTAAGAGTATTACACTAACTATCTCTAAAAATGTTGCCCTAGATGATGTACTAGGAACTGCCGAACCAGAAGATATTTTAAATAGGCAGTTAGCAGTTGAAGGTGAGATAGAATTGAATTATGAGGATGAGACATGGAAAGATTACATGAAAGCTAATACCAATAGGGCTATGGAAATTGCCCTGGTAAATACTGATGAAACTATTGGTAATGGGTCTACTAATCCAAGTTTAACTATTCAAATGCCTAAAGTAGACTTCTTTGATTGGGAGCCTGAGCATGACAATGATGAGATATCTACGCAGACTATGTCATTTAAAGGTAGTTATGATTTGTCTAACTCACAAGACATAATTTATAAATGTGACCTAGTAAATGAAGTAGTAAGTTATTAAAATTTAGTAAATTATAAAAATAAACTCCTCCTATTTAGGGGGTTTTTATTTAGATATTGAAATCCGTATAAAATAGTATATAATATAGGTTATTATAAATTAATAAAGGAGAGCATGAAAAAATCAGTACCTCTAAGTGAAAACTTAGTATATTATTTTTACAATCTCTGCAGTTTTGGCTGGTTATGGGCATTAAAAATTGCCATTAAAAAAGCCATTATTGAAGCAGAATTAGCAAAGTAAAATTAAATTATTTTTAAATAAAAAACAGGGAATAAAATCCCTGTTTTTTTGTTTCTAATTTATGGTAATATGAATTTATATGTTTGATATTTATAAAAGATTTTCCTTAGCCAAGTACGGTGATACTTGGAAGAATTGTTACTTAAACTTTTCACCAATTTCAATAAATGAACTAGAGACAGAGATAGCTGAAATGGCTAGTGTTGACACAAAAGATGCTAAAGCTGTTAATAAAGCTACTAGAAAAACTATAGAATTGCTAGGAAATCATTTTGTTGATGGGGTAGCAATAAAAGATGGAAAAGAAGTTCCGGTAAAAAAAGAAGATTTAGGCAAATTACCCGCTGAGCTATTACAGGAGGTAATCGGTTTTTTGTCCCAGTCATCACTTCCAATAAAATCAGTTGTCTTAAAGGAATCCTTAACGCCAAAAGAGAAATAACAATTTTTGATAGCGAGGACATGAACTGGGCTAGAAATAAAATTAGCCAATTTCAATATAGAAAAGAGTTTGGATTAAGTTACGAGGAATATTTAAAAGAACCTCTTAATATTTTAATGGCAAATCAATATATTATGAAAATAAGGGGTAAAATAGAAAATAAGGCTATGAAAAAAGGTAGGCGTGGATCTAAAAGATAGCTCTTCATTTTGTGCTATTATTAGTATATGGCAGCCACAACCCAAGTCCAAGTAGTTATCGATGCAAAAGATAATGCCTCTAAGGTACTTAAAGGCGTTGGTAGTTCAGCAAAAAATGCGGGTAAAGATTTTCAATCTTATAAAGCAGATTTGGTGGCAGCGGGAATAGCTATAACAGCTTTTCAAATTGCTTTATTTAAAACAATTGGTGCGACTGTTGCCGTAGCAAGTAGTTTTGAGCAAAATAGAATTGCCTTTGAAACATTTTATGCTTCTGCTGAGGTAGCTAAAGATATCTTGGAAGATTTAACTAATTTTGCTAAAAAAACCCCCTTTGATTTACCAGGAGTTATTACAAGTGCTAAGAAATTAGCTGCTTATGGCGTTGAAGCTGAGGATTTAATTGATACGATGAAGATTTTAGGTGACATATCGGCAGGTGTTGGTACTGATAAATTAGGACAATTAACTCTAGCTTTTGGGCAAGTAAAAGCACAAGGAAAATTAGCAGGACAAGAATTAAGACAATTTACTGAAACAGGTGTTCCAATGATTACTATGTTAGCCGATCATTTTGGCGTGGCTGAAAGTGCAATAAAAGACATGGTATCTGCGGGAGAGGTAGGCTTCGATGACGTAAGAGCTGTTTTAGAAAAAGCTACCCTAGAAGGAGGAACATTTTTTAACTTAATGGATAAACAATCTAAAAGTTTAGGGGGTGTTACTGAGAATTTAACAGACAGCATGACAGTTTTAGCTACAGAAATTGCGGGAGTTAACTCTGCGGGAGAAATTAGAGAGGGAAGTTTGTTTGATTTTTTAAAAACTAATGGTGAAAAATTGCTAGGCATATTAGATAAATTGTCTCCTAAGTTATTAGGTTTAGCCAAGGCTATTGAGGGCAATAAAATAGCTTTAGGGGCTATAGGTGGAGCATTTACTGGTTTGTTAATAGCTCCATTAATTATTCTTGGGGTAATAATGGGTACAACGCTTGGTATTGTAGTAGCGATAATAGCTATATTTGCATGGCTTGGCACTGTAATAGTACGGCTAGGAGATATATTTGGTGTATTAAAAGCAGTATGGTTAGAAGATGTATTACCAGCTTTGCAGACTTTAGGTGACGCATTTGTGACTTTTGTGACCAATGCAGTCACTTGGTTTCAAGAATTACCTGGAAGAATTAGTGAATTTTTTAGAGTTTTATTTCAAGAACAAATACCTGCGATATTTGATGCTTTCTCACTTTGGATGAGTACGGCGATAATGACTCTGGTAAATAATATTGTACTTTGGTTTCAAATGCTTCCCGAAAGGATAATGGCATTTTTGAATTTATTATTTTTAGAGCAAATTCCATTTATAATTGGTTTCTTTATTGGTTGGATAAGTGTAGTAATACCAGAGTTAATTTTAATGATTGTTACCTGGTTCCAAGAGTTGCCTGATAAAATTATGGCTTTCTTCAATTCTTTATTCATGGAACAGATACCCGCCACAGTAAATAGTGGGTCAAATTGGTTAATTGCTAAAGTTAATCAATTAGTGACGAGTGTAATTAAGTGGTTTAGTGAATTACCACCTAAAATAACTGCGTTTTTTGAAGAAGTAAAAAGAGTTATTATTGAAAAATTAACAGCTACATGGGCTTGGGTAAGTGGGGAAGTCTCAACGTGGGTAGGTAAATTCATGGGTTTTATTCAAGACCTACCTGGTAAGGTAAGAGATTTACTGCAAAGTCTTAAACAAGCTTTTCAATCAAAATTATCCGAGGCTTGGAATATTATTGTTGGATTTAAAGATAAGATAGTAGGAGCGTTTAATGCTATTAGAGATGCAATTAATGGGGCTATTGATGCTTTAAAAAGAGGTATTGATGCCGGTATAGCTAGTGCTAAAGGTATGTTTAGTAAACAAACTGGTGGTATTGTTCCTGGTCCTATTGGGCAACCTGTTCCGATTACAGCTCACGCAGGTGAAAGAGTTACATCTGCAGGTCTAGGGGGATCATCGGGTGGTGGGTCTAGCCTAGTTCTTAATGTGAGTGTTGGTTTGTATGCTGGTTCTGAAACAGAAAAAAGAAATATAGCTGAGGAATTGTATCAATCTTTGCTGACAGTAGCCAATGCTAGGAACGAAACTGTCGCACAAATGATGGGCGGATAATTATGTCTTTTATTTTAGGAGGGATTACACTACCAAGACCAAAAACTTTAAACAGAAGTTTTTTAGAAATTTCTCAAAGAAATACTACTATTGAGGGTAAGGGAAAAAGGAAAGTTACCGCTAGGAAAGAGGAATATACTTTACAATTTCAGTATTTAACTCCAGATGAGATATCAACAATATTATCATTGTTTAAATTAGCCCAGGTCTTAGATTTTGAAGTTACAGAAGATAATTTTACTGTTTCATCAACTCCTGTTTTAATGGATATCTCACAAAGGGAATATACTCCATCAGGTAAAAAATATTTAGAAAATATAACAATTATTTTGATTGAAATTATATAATTATGCAGGGAAGTGGGAAAAGCTCACAATCAATTTGGACTCCTTTTGATTCTGTTACTACTTCTAGTATAAGACCAATAAGAGCAAAGGTTTCTATTGCTTGGACTAGAATAGAAAATGTAACTAATTACGCCACTATAGGGGCATCTGTTATTAGTGGTACAGATATTATTCAAGGGTCTGGTGAATCTTCTATTAACAGTGCTGATTCTTTTGAGTATTTTGATGAGACAGATAGGGTAATAAGAGTTGAATATGAGCGACATTTATTAGAACCTCTAGGGGGTATGAGTATGGCGATAGCTAATATTGTTTTAGATAACACAGATTTAAGGCTCACCCCAACTTTTAATTCAACTATAGGAACAGCTTTAAGACCTAATAGACCAATTAAAATATTTATAGGTTTTGAGGTACAAGGTCAAGATAAATTAATTCCAATTATTGAAGGATTAACTGATGATCCAAAAGAAGACAAGTTGAGAAGAACAGTTTCAATTCAGGCTTATGATTTTCTTAATTTAATTAATACTAAGCCTCAAGAAACTACTATTTATCAAGACCAAAGGAGCGATGAAATTATTGCTGATATTTTAAGCAGGGCTGGGATAGGATCAGGAAGCTATGAGTTAGATCAAGGATTAAACACAGTTGGTTTTGCTTGGTTTGAAAAAGGTCAGACTGCGGGTAAAAGAATTAGAAAATTATGTGAAGCCGAAGAAGCTTTATTTTATCAGGATGAAACAGGAAATTTATTATTTGAAAACAGAGACAAAAATTCTAGTCCTCCTTATACAACCGCTTGTTGGACAATAAAAGCTAATGATATTATTAATTGGAATACTAAAGCTTCTTCTAAAATTATTAATAGGGCATTAATTAGTGGAAAACCCAGGAGCATAAAAGGGGAAACAGAGATTTGGAGAAATGGAGTAGAAGAAGAAATCGGGGCTGGTGAAAGTGTTGTTATTTGGGCTAATTTCCAAGACCCTTGCTCAAGCCTTACAACTCCAGTAGAAACTACTGACTTCACCGCTTTTGACGCCACTGGTGGGGCAGGAAGTAATATTTCTAGCGACATTACTGTTTCAATGGATGCTTTTACAACGGCAGCCAAATTTACAATCACAAATAACAATGCCAGTAAAGCTTATTTAAACTTTTTAAGACTAAGGGGAACACCCGCTACAGTAGATTATGAGATAAGAGAGGTGTTTCAGGATACTGTTTCTGTTGATGACTACACTGAAAAGCAATTAACAGTTGATAATCCATATATTGATGATAAAAAATTCGCAGCTAATATGGCTCAAGATATAGTAAGAAGATATAAAAATCCAAATGATGTTATTAAATTAACTGTTAGGGGCATTCCCCAACTACAATTAAGAGACAGAATTAAGGTAATAGATCAAGATGTTGACACAACTACAGAATATAGATTGATAGGTATTCAAGGAGTGTTTGAGCCTGGCTCATTTACTCAAAAATTAACTTTAAGAAAAATTAGGGACTCTGTAGGATTATAAAGTGTGTAATAATTAAAATATGGCAGAAGAAATTGAGAGTGTTCGTAAGGACTCCTCTGCAAGACAACTAGAAGAAAAAGAGATTATTGATTGGAGTGGGAAAAGATTAGTTCTTCCCAGAGGTACTACTTTGCCCTCAAGCCCAAGACCGGCTGAGATTTTTACAGTAATAAAAGATGCTGATACAGATCAAGTAATGATTTATGATGAGAGTTTAAGTCAATGGTTAACAATAGGTCCATAATATGAGAAATATATTTACATCAAGAGAAGGAGCTAAACAAGCAGCCAAAAATAAAAATGGGCGATTAGAAGTTTATTCTTTTTATCCAGTAGACCCTCGTTACTGTTCTTGTAATAAAGAAATAGGTGATTTTAAAGATGAAATGGCTATTTTAAACACAGAAGAACGAAGGCAACGCATAGCTGAGATGGGTCATTTTGAATGTTCTAGAGATAAAACTAATATGAGGCGTTATCAAATAACTTGTGGGAAATGTAAACAAGTGCAAGGTTATCTTTGGGCAGTAGATAAAAATTTAACTGATTGGTGTGATTTTCATTACACTCAGTGGACAGATGGGAGTGAATGGAGGGGTTGCCTAACTCCCAATGTTTCTCCTATCGATGGGCAACTTGGTTTAGAGTGTTGTTGTGGTCAAGATATTAGAGATTTTAGAGCTAACATGACTTTGCCAGGGAATATAGCTTATCAACTTGAGGAAAGTAATAAAATTGGAAGAAAATTTAATAAAATAAATTCTAAGTTCAAAGTGAAATTAGCCCCTAAAGTCATGCAAAATAAAATCAAGAATATGCCAAAAATACAATTAAATGATAGACTAGATTTATATGAGTGAGACAACATACACAGCAGTTACATGGACGAGCGGAGATACGATAACAGAAGCAAAAATGGACAACATGGTTGCTAATGATAGGGCAGTTGATGCTATGGTCAATGGTATAGAGTTTACCGAACGCTCCGATCCAAGTACTCCCTCATCAAATAAAATTCATGTTTATGCTAAAGATAAAAGTGGCGTACCTGCGATTTATGTAATTAATGACGCAGGAACTATTTATGAATTATCAGAGGGCAGACCAACATTTCTTTTTACTATTACAGGAGTTTTAAGTACTGGAACAAGTTTAACTCCAATTCTTCCAGTGCATAGAGCCCTAACTATTGTTAAAGCTTTTGCAAAATTAAAAACTGGTCCTACAGGAGCAGATCTAATTATAGACATTAATAAAAATGGATCTTCTATCTGGGCAACTACCCAAGCTAATAGATTAACTGTTACTGCAGGAGATACAAGTGGAAGTCAAACTTCTTTTGATACTACTACCTTAACAGATGAAAACGCCCTTACTTTAGATAATGATCAAGTTGGTTCTACTGTTGCCGGTGCGGGTTTATCTGTTTATTTAAGATGTAAATAATATGTCAAGATTTTTAGGACTAGGTAATGGAACAGATGGGATAGTAGATCTAGATACCCATACCCCTATTCGTTCTAGTGCTTCTGGTTCTTCTGGATCTGTTTCTTTAACAGCTACTAATGCCTCATTTGCAACTGGGCAAAGAGTTTATATTAATCAGTCAAGAGGTGGGGGTAATGTTGGCTTAGGAGAAGATAATACCATTGCTTCTTATGTAGCTGGAACAATTACTTTAGTACATGAATTAGAAAGAGATTATACCGACTCTGGAGCAGAACAAGCTCAAGTTGTTGTTGTTCCTCAAGCAACAAGTGTCATTGGGACACTAACTATGGATGCTTGGGATGGAGATACTAAGGGTTTGTTTGTTATAGCTTGTACTGGAACAACCAATGCAATAATTAATGCCACAGGAAAAGGGTACAGGGGAGGAACATCAAGAGATGGTGCTGGGGCTAGATCTTATACTGGCGAGGGGACTGTTGGAGCTAGTGTGGCTTCCAGTTCTGCAAATGGCAATGGTGGTGGGGGCGGGATAAGAGAATCAGGTTTGCAAGGTGTCGCAGGTGGTGGGGGTGGCGGAGCTTATGCTTTTGTTGGAGGTGATGGCACAGGAAATTCTCCTGGTACCGGAGGCTTAGTTGTGGGTCAGGCTGATTTAACTACTGGTGTTTTCTTAGGTGGTGGCGGAGGTGGCGGAGGTGGTATTTTTGATCGTGTTACCTTAGCACCAGTTGGTGGAGTTGGGGGAGGAGTAATTATTGTATATTCTCGTCATCTTTCTGTAGATTGTCAGTTTACCGCAGATGGCACAGATGGGGGAGAAGAAAGAGCGGGTGCGGGAGCAGGTTCAGGCGGATCAATTTTCATTAAGTCAGTATCTGCCGTAGTTTCGAGTAATATAACAGCAAATGGTGGTGCTGGAGGCGATAGTACAAGTCTTGGTACTGGTGGAAATGGCTCAGTCGGTAGAATTAGAATTGAAGCGTGTGAATTAACTGGTGTTACTGATCCAGAAGCAAGTGAGGTAATAGGGGGTCAAGATTATTGCGGTAGTGTAGTTGGAATTTATGAGTAATCCTACAGATAAAATAAAGTTTGATGTTGAAAAGTTATCTTTAGTGGATATTAACTTGGTTATTCCTAATATTTGGAATCCTAAACAAAAACAAACCGATGAATTTGAAAAAGTAAAACTAAGTATAAAGAAAAAGGGTTTACGTTCTCCAATAATTGTTAGAAATCATCCTACAGAAGAGGGTCAGTATGAAATTATAGATGGTGAGCAACGCTTTACTTCTTGTAAACAGTTGGGGTATCAACAGATTTTAATTTATAACGAGGGAGAAGTATCAAATAGGGAGTCAATGGAGTTAACCATATTTTTTCAACAGCAAGTTCCTTTTGATACAGTATCTTTGGCTAATTTAGTAGGAGATCTATTTGAAAAATTTGAGGACATTGAACTCCCATTCTCAGAAGATGAGATAGATGCCATGAGCGAGGAAGTTGGGTTTGATTGGGAGAGAGATCAATTAAATAAGGAGGAAGACTTGGAGTTTAGGCAATTTAAGGTTACACTAACTAAGGATCAATATTTAATTGTCGCAAAAGCCATTAGAGATATAACAGAATCACATGATAGTAAATTAACAAAGGCACACGCATTAGAACTAATTTGTGCAAATTATTTAACTTAGTTGTTAACTCTGATATATTAAATACATACTATGGAAGAAACAATACTAAGTAGTTTAGGTAAAATTTTAGAAGGTGGGTTGCTTGGGGCATTATTAGTATTAATGGGCGTTGCTTATTATCTTAAAGATAAGAAAATATCTTTCTTGAGGGATGAGATACAAAAAATACAAAATAAAAGAATAGAAGATGCTAAAGCTTCTAAAATAGAAGTTCTTGCAATAACAAAAGAAGTATCTAACGTAGTAGATCAATTAACAAAATTAGTTAAAATGGATTAATAACCAATGATAAGTTTATTTAATGATTACTGGCAAAAAATTAGTAATAAGTTTAACCAACAACTAAAGTGTGATAAACTTAGTTCAAGAGAAAAATTGGTAGATAAAAAAACTACCAGAATACAAAAAGAAGTAAGCAAACATACAGTGAATACTAAAAATAAATTAATTAAACTTCAGGAGCAACTTTCCTCCATAGAGTCTATTTTAATAGTCGCTAAAAATGGGAAGGGAGCTTAGTGTTTAGTTTAGTTAATTTTTCATTACTACAACCCTTAATTTTTTTTCATATACCAGCTTTTATAGGGCTTATTGTTGTTGCTACTTATCTATGTAATTTATTACTTCTTTCAATAAGATTAAAATCTAGGGCAGCTGGTTTTATATTTTCCTTTTTTCTACTATTATTAGGGGTAATATTTAGTGGAATAGTTATTTTATTCTCTTCAATTAGATATTTACAAGTAAGTTGTGATATAAATTCTTGGGAAGTACTGGTTCTTCCAGTATTTTGGAGTTTAATGTCTGTTCCTTTAAATATTTTTATCAGAAAAGATTGACAGGCTAAATTTAAATCTCTATGATATATAGAGAATGGCTAATTTATTTTTTACTCCATCTAGGAGAAAAACCCCTATCTTTTTGAAAAAATTTATTGGTGGAAGCTGTTTCTCTGTCGTGTTCTTTTTTAGAAAATATTTTCAAATTCTCAATTCTATTGTCAGTTTTATTACCATTAATATGGTGCACTATTTCCGTGGGTTTCAAATATCTATTAAGATGAGTTTCCATTATAAGTCGGTGTTCTCTTACAGCATTTCTACAGTTTTTGTTAGGATGTTTAGGGCTATATATTTCTATATATCCTTGGGAGTTAATTCTTCTACCGCCTTTATAATTTCCCTTATGATGACCTCTAATAAATTTTCTTTTTCTCCCCCTAGAATCTTTAGAAGTAATAGTTTTACCACAATTACAGGCACAAAAAATAAGTTCACCAGGAGTAATATTTTTGATAAATTGTCCAAGTATATTTCTTTTTTTAGGCATAATTATATTATAACACATTCAAATGGCACTGGATATTTATGAGTAATACACCTTTACACATACCATCATTACTTGCTAGGAATAAATGGACAGATTACAGACAAGGAATATTTGGAGACAGTTTTAATTGGAGTTGGAATAGACCTCCTACAGATGTTAAGTATGTTGTTATACATCATACTGCGGGGAATGCTAATGCTTCCCCAGATAATGTTGCAAATATTCATAAAAATAGGGGCTGGGGTGGGATTGGTTATCATTTTGTTATTACTTCAGATGGAATGGTTTATTATGTTGGTGATGTTGGGACAGCTAGGGCTAATGTAAAAAATCAGAATGAAAAAGTAATTGGGATTTGTTTAACAGGTGATTTTACTAAACATTTGCCCACTGATGTTCAAATAGAATCAGCTCATGATTTATGTAAATTCTTAATTTTCGAAGCCAAAGTTTGGGATAATTTAATTATTGCGGGTTGGGATAGTCTTAAAGGACATAAAGATTTTCAAGCTACATCTTGTCCAGGCACTTCTTGGCCTAATGATATGCGTCAAAGAATTATTGATAGAAGAATTTACTCCCCTGTAATTCCAGAGGTACCACCAGAAACTCCAATACCACCTACTCCAGAGGTTAATTACAAAGTTGAATATAATAGGGTATTAAAACTTTACAATAAACTTCAAGAAGACTATTCCCTAGATAAAATTGCTTGGGAAAAAAGTCTATCAGAATGTGTTGATATAGAGAGTTATTCTCTTATAGAACTTCTTTCATTGGCCGTGAGTAAGTTATTAAAAAATAAAAAAGAGCAAAAATAAATTTACTCTTTTTATTAAGTCTGTTTAAAACTTGAAACTACAAGAACGGCATTCTTGGTATAGAGTGTCCTTTTTGCGTAAATAAACAATATAATAAATTTATATAAAAGTCAACTATGCCATTACCTGTTAAATTTAGAAACGAGTTATTTCCCTCTCACTATAGATTTATCTCTCAATATGAAACTGGAGAGATTCCAGATAATACTCAAATAGGCATAGCTGTTTCTTATATGGAAGAATTTCCCAATCAAGTTTTAATGTGGATTAACGGAGGAGTGTCAGAAATGAGTACTGAAAACTTTAAAAGAAAAAAGAGGAATGACTAAAGAAAGATCACAACTTCTTGAAACTGTTATTGCCACATCTTCTCTTATCGTCATCGCCCAAGCAATTTTGGGTGCTTTTTCAATTAAGACAAGAAAAGAAATTGGTAAACGAGATAATTGGACTTGTCAGGGCTGTGGTAAGGAGTTCTACAAAGGTTGGATGGTAGACGCTGCACATAGTCCAGAACACCATAGAAAATCAGACCCAATGTATGACCACCCAAGCTCAGGAGATATCAGATGCTTAGATTGCCATGAGGAGCAACATAGACAGGGTACCACTCTTGGAAAACGTGATGATGTAAAAGCATTAAGAATGCTTAAGAATAGAGATAGGCATACTTATAAATGGAGAAAACAACCTGCTTATTCTGGAGATTGACCATATTTTAACTCAGTAACTTTAGAGGCTATTTCTAGTAATTGTTTATAAAGATTAGCTATTATAATTATTTCGAATGGAGTCTCTTTAGTTACGTTTTTAATTTCTTCTGCTATTAAGATACCCTCTGCCTTTAATGCTTCTAGTTGTTTGGTTACTTCCATGTTCTTAGTATATAATGTTTGTATGAAAATTGATGGTGCAGAAGTAGGACTTTAACCAACTAGGTAAAATGGTCTTTCGTGATGTCACGAATCAGCACTTTGTTTTTTCTTACAAGTTTTTATAAATTCTTTCCACTCAATTATCTCTCCCTCTGCCATAGCTATTAAGTCTTTCAAGTCTTGACTATCAGCGTTCTTAGTTAGCATCTCTTCAAATGTTTTTGTTTTCATACTCTCAAGTATACAGTATGTTAAAATGAGGATACTGTATTTCACCCCGCTATTACTTCTGCAGAAGATGCGGGGGTCTTTGTTTATCATATTAAAGACGCCACGAAAATGATAATTTACTGTGCTATAATTCTTCAAACGTCAATTTAATTTTAAGCTTACCAGGAAATATAAGAAAAGTAATAACCACTATTTTTGGTGGTTTTTTTAATGGGGTTGTATTGATAGATCTTTATTTTTATAAAATAAATGACACATGGGGTCATTACCCATCAACTCCACAATATAAGGGGGCTATATGCCAGTAGGAGGGGGTAAAAGAAGGGGTGGAACACGGAAGCATGGCAGGAATAAAGCCTGGTGTGTTATTTATCAAAAAAGAAATAAAAGAGAAAAAAATAAGCTAAGAAAATTAATTAAACTTTTTAAAAATCATCCAAAGGATAAAACTTTAAAGGGGGCTATTAGAAAATATAGAGAGGTACTATGTCTAAAAACAAAATAGTAAAACTAATATCAATTTGGAAAAGAAAACCTAAAAAATATAAATTAAAATTAAATCAAATAATGGTAGAGGTAATAATTGATTTTAAAGGACAACTTGTAACTAGGCATTTAGCGGTTGATAAAAACCATCCTATTTTAATTTAATTTTCTTATTTACTTAAAAATATAAATGTGTTTTAATATAGTTACTTAGTTTGACTGAACAATCCGTTAAGCAGGGATAATGTAGGTTGATTTGTGAACCCTATTCTGGGGTCAGTTATTACAAATTGACTGTAAGTGGGTTAATAGTTCTAAACTATATATACAAAATATAATCAAGACTACTGCTGAAAACCCTCACTTTAGGGCACCATGTTCGATATGAAAGGGGAAGCCTGAGTATTGGAGAACAATTGCTTTAGCTAAGTAAAAACTCAAACTCTCCTTTTTGGGGAGTTTTTGTATATTTTGATATAGTTTTATCTATTGAAAAATGTATAATTCTATATTATTATTAATTCCTAATAAGAAAGTAGCTAAAAGGAGAGACATGATAGCTAGACAGGAATATTCACCACCAAATTTTTTCAGTAGAGACACTGACTATGAAGATAGGCATAATCAGGATTATATAAAAGCCAAAGATAAAGAGTTAGAAGAAAAAGAAATAGAAAGAGTACTACAAATGGAGGGAGATCTTAATTATGGATAACTTAAGTTCTATTTCTACTAGTACTGGTGGGGGTTCTGTGACGCCCTCGCCAACTATAGAAGATTTGCGAGGAGAGCTATTTAGCGTAGCATTTCCAAGTGACCCCCCGTTAAGAAATTACCAAGAAGAAAGTATTAAAAATAAAAAGGAGAAGAAATCTATGCCAAGTGCAATAAAAATAAAAATGTCGTCCGTTATTATTAGTGATGACAAAATGGAGCAGATTAGATCTGCAATTTCACAATTAGAACATAAGGATAAAATATTTAATGAATGGGGATTTAGTAAGGTTTTTGAAAAAGGTACTGCAATTACCATGTTATTTCACGGCATCCCCGGAACCGGTAAAACACTAATGGCTCAAGCAGTAGCCGATCTTTTAAGTTGGGATTTACAAATACTTGGTACCGCTGATATTGAAACAAGTGAGCCAGGCGGAGCTGAAAGAAATATTAAAAAAGCCTTTGCAGATGCCAGAGAAAAATTTAAACATAACCAAGCTTATGGTAGTGGAAAACCTACTTTATTATTATTTGATGAGTGCGATAGTTTACTCGTTGATAGAAATAGCGTAGGAGTTATTTTAGCAGCCCAAATTAATACTTTGTTGAGTGAGCTTGAGGCTTTTGACGGTATTGTAATTATGACCACGAATAGGTTGGGTCAATTAGATCCTGCCCTTGAGAGGCGTATTACAGCAAAAATAGAATTTGAGTTTCCTACTAAAACCCAACGCAAGGCTATTTGGAGAAGAATGATTCCATCAAAAGCCTCACTATCCTCAGACGTTAAATTAGATAAATTAGCCGAAATTCCAATAGTAGGTGGTAATATTAAAAATGCTGTACTTAACGCTGCTAGATTGGCTGCTTTTAGAGGACTTGATGAAATATCAAAGGATTGTTTTGACAATGCTATAGAAAAAGAATTAAAAGGTCTTCAACAATTTTTAAGTTCTATAGAACAAGATAAGCATTTGAATAGAGTAAGAAGTGGGTCTGACGTACTTAAAGCTGCTGCTAAAAAAGGTGGCATCGGACTAGAAATAGATTCAGGGTCAAGGAAAATTGCTAGTATTAGTGAAGCAGTAGATACAGCTTTTGAAGAATTAAAAAGCTTAGATAAGAAGGGTAAATAATATGCCAATGCCCACAACAATAAATAAAGATGGGAAAAGAGTCATTGTATATTCTGATGGCTCAGGAATTAAAAAAGAACAGGCAGTACTTGATTTTAATGAGGCTAAGGATAAGTTAAAAAAAGAAGGGCTACTATCTCAAAAACAGTCAGATGATTGGCATTCTTTTCAATCAAAAGGGAACTTAAGGGCAGGTTGTTTCTTTGTTACGGGTTTAAAAAATATTAATGGGAATGAGATACGAAATAATTATGTTGTGGGGGTAAGAGGTGAAGCAACTAGGGATCAACTTGGGGGAATTAAAGGAAAAATACCTGGTGTTAAATGCCCTGACTGTGGGGCACAGGGTTTTAGAACTGACCATCCTGGCATAGCATCTTGTGGAGCTTATCCCGGTTGGTTCTTTTGGTATTTAGAAGAATTTGAAGAAAGTGATAACGATCAAAAATTAATAATTAAAATAGTAAATGGACAACCACAACTTGTTCCATCTACAGGCAAAGAAGCCAAAGAAGGAGGTATTAAATGAAATATACTACAGAAGAATTAAAGCATTTAATTAACGATGATGTTTTATCCCCATTTAGCGACAAGGCTATGGTAATGAACATAAGAAAAACTTATAAAAAATATCTTTTACCAACTAAGGAATTTAATGCAAATTTAGATGACTTTGCTAGGAACGAAGATCGGATCTTGAAAGATAACGATGGAAAAGGATTTTTAATAAAACTTTTAGTAGTTTTCAAAACTAAGGATAGCTCTAAAAAGCACCTTGCGGTGGTTGGGGTAGGTGGCGACATAGATTGGGGCAATTCAACTGTTAGGAGAATATCCATGTTTGGGTTAGGAGATAAGTTTCAACAAGATGGTGAATACCCATTAGCTGCTTATTTAGTAAGTGAGGCTTGGGTATCTACGGCTCGTAAAGACGTAGATGTTAAAGATATTATTCCCTCGGAAGATCCAAATAGAACTGAGGCTATGATTATAGCGGGGCTTACCATAGATGGCAGATCAAATTTATTATCTAGAACTTTTACAAGGATAAATGAGAAAATAGTTTTTGATGAAAGCCCACCATTCTTAAATAAGTATTCTAAAAAAGAGGACAAACTTGCGAGAAATATGTTAGTAGAACAATTCTTCAAAGGATTCTTTTTAGGATTATTAAAAGATAGGCCAAATGCTTAAAAATTTAATCAAAAAACTATTCCCACCAAAAATAAATTACTATTCAGATTGGGGCAGTGATGAAATTAAAGGAGTTAAACCAAATTTAATAAAAACTCTTACTAAGGATATTGATTTAGAGTTGTATTTAGTTAAGCCTGATTATGCTTTAGCTTTTGTTGCGGTCAAGGTTGGAGAAAAAGTTTACCGCACTAAGTATGATAGCGGTAGGGTTTTCAATGATTTAGATAAGATGGCTGAGGATTGTGTGGGTAATATTAGGGTATTCTGGGATTTTGACTACTGGAGGAAGGAAGCAAGAGATAAAATAGCGATGAAATGGTCATTCTTTAGATAAAAACCTCTTTTTGTATTGTTTAAAGCATTCTACTTGAGGTAATATATAATAATTTAGTATTGCCACTTGACAAAATAGAATAAATATATATAATAATACTTAACATCAAAAAGGAAAGGAAACATGACAAGAACAAAAATCACACAAGATCAATTTAAAGCTTATGAAAAAATTAAACAGTCTGGTGTTACAAGTGAGTATGACATATCAACCATAGCTAATTTTTCTGGGCTAACTAAAAAAGAATGTTTAGAGATTATGTATAATTACGATCAATACAAAAAAGAATACAAGGAGTCAAAATGACAGTAAATATTACCCCTCTTTGGCAACAAGTAATGAATTTAAAATCAAAGGATAAAAGATCCAAAGGCGTAGCTAATAATTTAACTCCCGATGAATTAGAAACCATAATTGCCACAATAGATTTTTTTGGCGGTAATATTAAGCAATCTTTTTTTGATTTAAAAATTGCTAGATATAGGATATTTGATTGGTTGGCTATGGGAATAATGGGGGGCAGGATTGGGAACGACTCAGTTACCAAGGTTTTAGCCTATTCATTTTTAAAAAGTGGGGGTGATATTGATAAATGGATTGACGACTTAAGAATTAATGATTATCAAGTTGATACTGAGTGGGAAAAATTAAAATTAAAAATGGAATAATATGCAAAAATATAATGGCAAGTCAGTCCCAAAAGAAATGATTGAAGAACTTCAAGAACTTGTGTTAATTCACTGGGAAGAACAAACAATAAAATATACTTATGCTTGGTCTTTTACAGGACAAATTTTAATTAAAGATAAGTTTGAAGATATTTTAGAAAATCTTGATGCTATGGCTAGAGAATTAGATTATAAAGACTTCCCAGAATGGTCAACTAATTATTACTTTAGTGGCAATAATTGATATGATTTTATATAGTAATATATATTGTAAAATCTGTATAAATATATATAATTAAAAATAATAGATAACTGAAAGGAAAACAAAATGAAAGTGCAAATTTTAAAAAGATTAAGATCAAGACTCCAAGTTGATCAAGGGCGAGAAGCTTATGCTAAAAAATTATATGAGCAAGTTTCTAAAGATGAGGTAGTATCATCTTCTAATATGGCTCGTAAGATTTACTATGACTGTGCCAGTGAAAGAGTAAATGTTTGGTTAGAAGCTATTGATGAGGTTCTGTTAGCAAAAAAGGAGGATTTATGACATTAACAAAACAATACGCTACTTTAAACAAGCAAATAGTAGAACTGGAAGCTAAGGCTCAGGATATAAGAAAATTAATTGCCGAAGATATATTAGAAAATCGTGCCGGTAAAAGCATAAAAGATGACTATGGAGTATTTGGGTTTAGAAAAAATATTCTTTTTGTAGGATCAGACAATTTACTAGCTTTAGAAAAAAAAGACAAAGAACAAATTAAGGGCATAAAGGATGGGATCAAAGTTAGGCGTCAGAGGGCTTTAACACTAGGAAAAGCCAAAGAACAAGAGCTACCCTCAACATTGGTTATTAAATTAAGTAATGAGTATAAAATAGCGAAATAAAATTATGAAAAAAGTTAGGCGTTATCTTAAAGAATCTGATAAAGAATATAACGGTTTTCGTTATGTAGTTCTTGCTTTAGAGATAGGACATCGTTGTGGTTATGTAAGAATACCCAATGGTCACGAACTTTATGGTTTAAGTTATTCAGATCAAACTTCAATTACTTTAAAAGATTTACCAGAAAATGAGGAGGTAGGTAAAAGAGGTATTATCCCACTTTTTTGTTCAGGAGGAATTAAAAAAGATGACAGATTATTTATGGATATTTTATTTAATGTTCATGGAGGAATTACTTTTAGTGGTAAGTTGAGAAATTTACACGGTGGGTGGATTGGTTTTGACTGTGGTCATGCTGGGGATAGCAGAGATTTAAGTATTATGAGTGATAAACATAAAAAATCATACAAAGACTATCCAGTGTTACTACAAAGTGTGCCAGGTGACGTAATTAGAACTAAAGAATATGTTGAGGAAGAATGTAAATCGTTAATTGATCAAATTATTAAGTATTTTCCAAGTAATAATTGAAAGGATTTATGCCAAGACAATATAATATACCAGTAGAAGAATTAAATATTAAAGTAGCACAGAGTATGCACCCAAAAGAACCTCTAACGTCTAGAGATTTTTCGGGAACTGCTATATCAGATGCTTATGTTTCACCCGCTAGTAAAGTTTGTTTAAGAAATGTATTACCTGAAACTGATAGTATGGAGGAGTATAAAGAGATAGCCCAACGATCTCAGGATAGAAACCAAACTAATTTAAGGGGATAATATGGTATTTACAAAAGGACAGTTACTAAAAATAGCTAGAATAATTAAGGGTTATGAGGGGGCTGATTTGGCAGGAATACTTGAATGCCATCCTAGTTTAATATCTCACATGGAGCACGATAGAAGAACCCTAACTAGAAATGCTCAAGCTTACACTTCAAATACTTTTAAAGAGTTTTTGGTGTACTTAAAAAGTCGAAAATAGGGATTGAATATTTATATAAAATAATATAAATTTAATTATAATGAATTATATTACTCCGTTTTATACTAGCAAGACTTACCATATTGAATCGGATGTTTTACACCAAGAAATAACTGTTGAGTTTTGGAATGTAACTTACGATAAAGCCATAGCTAGATTAAAGGCAGGATATCCTCAAAGAATAATGGTAGGTTGGCCAGAGTTAGCTACACAATATGAATTAATGATTGTTCCTCTTAATGGTCAATGGGATGAAACTAAAATGACCGGTACTGGTAGTGGGGGTTTACCAAAAGAATTTCAAGATGCTTTAAATATAGACCACTTAGATTATAGGGATAATGAGTATTATTATATTGGAGGAATTTATTTAAGATCGTACCCTTTCAAACTAACAAATTCTTTTAATAAAGGGTTTGAGAATTATGTATCTCAGAAATTGGGTATTGGTAGTCCAGAGGGCTATGCCATGAAGTTTTTACTACAAGAATTAGCAGATGGGATTTATAAGTAGATACTAAGCACATTAATAAAATATTACTACCAGCCAGTAGATAATCTGTAACAAAGTATTTGAATATCAAGTACAAATAGATTTGTTTTATGCGGTCTAAGAAGGAGCGTTTACTCTTCGCAGAGTATCCTAACCAGGCTTTAATCTCTTACGCATTTAGGGTAGCAACCTAGTCAGATTAACTTATTGGTTGGTAATAGTATTTTAAAATTGAGTCTTACTAAGGGGTAGGACGAATGTGAACAAACGGTGTTTCAGGATGTAAAGACCTGAAAATAAATGGGAACCTCTGCTATCACCACAGCCGAGCCACAAGAACTACTCCTTAATAAGATTTATTAAACCCAACTAACTAAAACTATGAAACTACAAGACATCTGCACCTCACTTAAACTATCTAAAGAGTTAGAGTCTGCTGGATATCCACAGGAGAGTTTGTTTGTTTGGAGGAAATACTCACTAGCAAAAAAACCAGCTCTTTATCAGACTCCACCAGAAGGAATAGAGTTAGGAGTGTTGAGTGGGAAGTTAGAGTTTGAATATTCAGCCCCCACTGCAAGTGAGTTAGGTGAGGCAATAAATGACTGGAATAGGGCATTAAGATTCCACTTTATTAGGAGTACGAAAGGTGGAAGTTGGTTTTTAGAATTAGAGATTGAAGCTAAAATACCTCACTTTAAGGGAAAATCTATGACTGATTGCTTAGCTAAAATGTGGCTATATCTTAAAAAGAATAATTTATTACAAACCAAGCAGTCTTAGTATGAAAACAAACGTAGATGGTAAAGTAATGGACTTAGTAAAATGTGCCAAGTGTGGTGCTATGAAAGTTGTCGGTAAAAGTTGTGCTTGTGAAAAGAAAAAGTAACAGCTTTTAAATTGATTGCTCGGACTTACGAATAGGCGGTCTGAGCAACCAGTCTATAAGATTGGCTTAACAAGTGATTGAGGATTAATGGGGGAGAATAGAAGTCTCCACGACTAAATAAAACTTCTTAGGGCATAAGCTAGTCACTTATGCTCCACCATTAGCACTTAATAACGCTAAACAGATGAGGCTTTTAACATATAAACTTTGTCATGTTAAAGAAGTCGAGTATTTTTAACATATATAGGGATTTTTTAATGAAAAGATTACAAGCAAAATTAAATGGAAGTTGGATAGATACTGATTGTGTTGAAGATATTGGAGATGTTGGGTTTAAAGTTGCTGGTTCACTAGTAAAAGAATTACAAGGAGTAAGAATGTCAAACGATATTGATACAAGAACAATCACAATTCACTCAAAAACTAAAGCACATGAACTCTATAAACTTTTAGGGTTTATTCTTGATGACTTAAAACCATACACAAGAGATGAAGAAGAAGATGATGGGGAAAGCGTTTTTATTAGTAATTGGATTTCCCAAACCAGAGATTTACAAAAACTCCTAGCAGAACAACACTTAGTAGAAGAAACTGATTTATGATAACAAGAGAAGCAAAACAAATACTATCTAATATGCTAAATGAAGGACGCATAAAGAAATGGGAGTTTAATATTCTCTGGGATACTATTATTCCTAAACTAACAAGAGAAGAATCAGGAATACCAGAACTTATAGAACCAAAACAACCAACAGCGTTACTTTTACGAGTGAATGAATGTATAAGGGCTATTAACGGGTTAAATGACCGCTTATAATTTGATATTAGAAGATAACAGTCTTTTAATACCAGCTTTTAAGCAGGCGTGAACTAAGCCGAAAGGTCTCATTGACGTTACGAATGGGAAATAAAGATGTGCTAGAGCAGGATCTCTAGCCTAACTCAGGAATGAGTACGATCGTTTAGATCATTAACATTGATATAGTGCGTAAAAAGCAAACTGGACTGGAGGCAGAGTCGATTGGAGGTGCATTACCGCTGTCTTTATTAGTCTTTTAATAAGATAGTAAAGAACAAGTTTTACCAGCTAATCTAGGAATGTTTATATAAACAATGTCAAGTAAACAAATAACAAAGAAAACACTGATGTATCAAAGAAAGTATGGAGTGTTTGCAAACCAAGTACTAGAGAAAGAAGATAGAATTACTAAGCGGGCAGAGTTAGCTTTAAAAGTAGCGAGACTTAAAAGAAAGAAAACCACAAAAGAAGTATAATAAGACTATGAACATAAAACTATTTAGAAAACTACTAAGAGAGGCAATTGAAGCGTGCAAAAAACAAAACAAATGACAAAATTAGAAAAAGCATACCAATTTGCTAAAGAAAAACATGGCAACACTTTTGATGATAGTGAGAAAAATTATTTTATATCTCATGTTTGCCAAGTAGTAGCAATTCTTAATCAAGTTACTGATAACCAAGATATTTTATGTGCAGGATATTTACATGATGTAGTTGAAGATTGTGGGGTTGCTCCCATAGAATTAAGAGAAGTTTTTGGTAATGGGATAACAAACTTAGTTATGGAAGTTACCCATGAAGGGGAAAAAGATAGCTATGGTAGATATTTTCCAAGATTGAAAACTAGGGATGCAATTTTAATTAAATTTGCAGATAGATTAAGTAATTTAAGTAGAATGGGTGCTTGGGCTAAAAAAAGAAGACAACATTATTTAAAGAAAAGCAAATTCTGGAAAGATGGGAAAGATAGATAAAAAGTGTTAATATTAGGCAATAAAAATATAAATTAAAAAGGAATAATCCTATGAAGAATCATCCCATTGGTGACGAGATTTTAGAATACATTATCAAGAGTAGAGAGTATGAACCTTCCCCTAGCAAAATAAAAAAGAAATTGAAATACTATGTCTCTGATATGGGTGGTTGTAAAAGGATGCGTTGGTTGAAAAGGCATGGAATAAAAGCTCAGCTAGAAGATCATGTGGCTTGGATATTTAAGTTGGGCGACTTGATCCATGAATTTGCCTATGAAGCACTAGAAGCTAATAATAGGTTAGCAAGTGTGGAGGAAACAGTGGAAACTGAGCATTTTAAGGGTAGACTAGATGCTATTTTAAAGGGTGATAATGATGAAAGAATTATTGCTGATGTTAAATCGTGTAATTCATATAAAATTAAAAAACAAGAAATTAGCCCACAAAATAGGTCACAACTTTTAACTTATGCTATTTTAAAAAATCAAGCTGATTTAGAAGCAGAAAAAATTAAAAAGGGATTATTAATTTATATTAATAAAGACCTAAAGTATTCTCAACAGATTATTTTTTCACCAGAAGTTTTACTCACCCCTACTAGAGAAAGACAAATAAAAGATGAAATGGCTGAGATGATTAATTATTGGGAAACTGCCAAGATACCCCCCTGCACTTGTCCTGACTGGATGAAAAATTATAATAATTTTTTACCACTTTGTTCAGCTCCAGAGGATAAAATAAAAGCGTTTTTAGAAACTGGATTAGATCAAAATACAGAACTGAAAGTATCTAAAGAAAGAGCTTTTGTTCAAGTTAAAAATCCAGACACAGGGAAGATTGTTGAAAGAACAATAGTTATGTAATAGGTAAATTTTCCTATTGATTTATACTGATAAAATATTATAAAATGATATAAAATATATGCCAAACTTAATCTCAAAAATAACAATCTGTCCTAGCAGAAAAATAAACTTAGGAAATTATGAAACTGCTGATTTATCAGCGGGAATAGAAATGACTTTAGATCCCCCTATTGACTCCACTGATAGGAAAGCTTTAGTTAAAGCCCAAGAAGAAGCAAGAGAAATTGTTAGGGCAGAAATGGCACAACAGTACCAGGTTTATAGAAAATTATTAAATAATAAAACGAAAGGTCAATAATATGACAGATGTAGGTATGGGGGGATATGACGTATTAGAAAAAATTTCTAGTAATGCAGATTTTCTCAGTTTAAAAAAGAAGGGCGACCAAGTTACTATTAGAATTGTTAGTGATATGGCACACGCTCCTTGTCATTGGATAACTGGTGAAGAAGGTAAAAATACAGTTGTTCCCTGCACCGCCGATGGAGCTTGTTCTTATTGTGGTGATGATATTCCCAAAAAGAATAGGGTTCAAAAAAGCCATAAGTTTGGTTGGATCGTACTAGATCGGGAAGATGATGACAAAATTAAGGTATTCAGCACCTTTGCTGTAGGTATCCCTAGAAAGATAAAAGAATTATCCTTAGATTGGGGAAGCCCAACTGGTTTTGATTTGAAAATTGTCAGGTCAGAGCTTCAAGGTAACTATTATCCAACTAACCCACTGCCAAATAAAGCTAATATTACCAAAGAACAATGGGAGGCTATTAAAAAAGCAGACATTGATCTGAATGAGGTAATAGGTCCACAAGCTAAAAGAAGTAATACTTTGGGTAATTATAGCGATATGGAAACTGTCCCAGAAGAAGAAAAGGTAGACTTAGATGGGGCTTTACCAGAGGAAGACACAGAGGTTAAAGAAGTTGACACTGATGACACTAAGGAGAAGTTACCATTTTAATTGATTCCTGGGAGGGAATAGGGGAGTAGGTGAGTGGTTCTCTACTCCCCTATTCCCTCCCAGGAATCAATTAAAATGGTAAGAATATATGAATAAAATTATACTAAAACTAAACCCTTTTGAACTTGGAATATTAAGTGCCATAATAAGTCAGGCTGAAAATAGAAAAGATTTTCCTAAGAGTTTACATTTAAAAATAATGAGAGCAAGTACAGAGTGTTATTTAGAACACCCAACTTTAAAGAAAAAGGCTAAGGAAGATATTATTAACTATGATAAAGAAATAACAGAATTAGAAAAAAATGAGTAAGTATCAAATAAAATATGTTATTAAAAATTCAGCAGGGTATAGAAACTTACAGAGAAGTTTTTAGAGGGTAAGTTTTTTAACCCTCAATATAAAAGAGAACAGGCTCATTACCAAGCTATGTTGGACGCCTGTTACGATTATGAAATAGATTCTGGGATATTTGAAAGAAAATTTGATGCTTGGTTAGTAAAACAAAGGAGAGAAAAATGAAAATAATTTTATATATATTTGACAAGATACTTGAGATAGTAGTGTTTATCACTGTTGTGATTCCAGTATTACTATTTACCTTGTTAATTGTATTAGTGGCTACTTCACCAATTTGGATTCTACCATTTGTAATTTTACTATTATTAATTAAATTATTTTTTTAAAGAAAAGATATGAAAGAAATAAAAATAACAAATAGTTTTGAGGTAGGATTCTATTTTATGTTTGGGGCTTTGAGTGCTTTCACAATATTGTTTGTGATTGTATTAGGAACTTATTTATTAATTTATCCTTGAAAGGAAAAAGAAATGACAAAAATCAATGTAAGAGACTTAGTTAAAGACACAATAACCCCATTTGAAGGCATTGTGCTAGGTGTCACAGAATGGATTAATGGTTGCAACAGGATTACTGTTCAGAGCAAAAAATTAAAAGATGGTTTACCACAAGATGCTCAAACATTTGATGAAACCCAACTTAAGTTAATAAAAGCTTACAAATCAAAAGTTAAAAAATCTAACACTGGGGGTCCTCATAAAGTAGCAGATCGATTTGGAACAATGAAGTTATAAAATAGTATGACACAGCACAAAATAAGAAAAGAAGGAGAAGGAACGATATTAGATGCTGTTTGGTTTTTTATTAAAAATATACCCTTCATTTTATATGGTTTATTGAAAGGTGGGGATATAACAATGGAAATTGAAATAGAAAAAGTAGGAAGTAAACATGAAAAAAATAGAACTAACTCAAAAAGAGTTAGACACAAAACTAGGCGAAGCAAGAGTTAGTGGTTATGAGATGGGGCTTCAACACGCCTTATTTCCAGGTAATAAAGACAAGGCGATAAGGGCTTCTGCCCTAATCAATGCTTTAACTGATTATTTAGATGAGAGATATGAGTTTGCGAAAGATTGCTACTGTTAAAAAGATTTAGAGAATAAGCTATGGGAATGAAACTTTTGAAGGAAGAATTTAATATCCAGTTGGCGATTTTTCATACATTAGTTTATGACTTAGGAGTAGCAGGTGATATAAAAGATTCTGATGTAAAAAAACAAGCTAAGATATTAATAAATTTGGTAGATAACGTAGAACAAGATGCCTATAAACGAGGGATACTCAAGGGTAGATCAAGGGGTAAAAAAACTTATGGTTGGTTAAAATCTAACATTCATAAAAAATTAAATCTGCTATTTCCTGGTAGGGAATTTAATAAAGCTAGATATAGATGGCTTAGACAACACTCAATGACTACTTCTCACATGAGCGACATGACTCTTGAGGAGTTAAAAGCAGTTAGTGAGAAGTTAGATAGAATATTTAAAGAGAATGAACAAACTGTTAATTAGAATTTTAGTTATCTTGGGATTATTATTTATACTATTTTATATTATAATAAGTGGGATATTTTTAGGGCGAATGAATTTTAATATTAACAATTTAGATCTACCCCCCGCCCTCCAAGAAGAGCAGTGGTAGCATTTTAGAATTGGGACAGGGTTTTGGCTTTCTCTCCTTTTCCTTGCCTCAATTTTAGGATGTTACTAATAAATTTAAAGCTGTGAAAAAATGTACTTGTGGTAAAAAGCGAAAAAGGAAGCATTGGAGAACTGCTGGAAGTGAAAATGCGTATTACAAAACGTGTGGTGATAAAAAGTGTGTTGGTTTATCTAAAAAGAAAAGTAAAGAATTTAGGACCACAGTAAGAATTGGTAAAAAATATAAACCAAAAAGACTGAATACTAAAAAGATTCATAAAAAACTTACAAAATTTATAAAAAAAATTGGCTGCATTGATTGTGGGGGTAAACAAAAAAAATTTTCACTAAGATGCGAAGATTGTTTAAACAAAAGAAGTCAAATGAGAATTGATAGATATAAATATTATAAATATTTATGAAAACTTGGGCTATTGGAGATATCCATGGATGCTATAAAGAATTAAATTTATTAGTACAAAAATGTATTAAGAATGGTTTAATACCAGAAAAAGATACTGTTGTTTTTTTAGGTGATTATATTGATCGTGGTCCTGATTCTAAAAAAGTTGTTGCTCAATTAGTTAAATGGAAAAAGAAGTACCCACATTGGAAATTTTTATATGGCAACCATGAAGATATTTTTCTTGACTTTGTAGTTAGGAATGGTGCTTTATATGGCATTAGTAATTGGTTTGGTAATGGGGGAAAAATTACTTACGAAAGTTATGGTGGGCATATGGGGAAAATGATTAATGGGGAATTTGAAGCTCCTAAGCCACCAGATTTTCCTAAAGAACACTTAGATTTTTTATTTAAAGAATTGGATTACACTTATGAAAATGATGACTACTTCTTTGTTCATGGTGGAGTTATTCCAGAAGCCTCACTAGAGGAGAGTAAGAAGCACTGGAAGACGCTTATCTGGGCTAGGGATGGTTTTATTAATAGTAAGTATGATTGGGGTAAGAAGATTATTTTTGGGCACTCTTGTGATAATAAAGGTAAGTATTACAACCCAAAAAATCCTTGGGGCAAAAAACAACACTTTATGCCGATAGTAAAACATAATAAGATAGGTATTGACACTGCAGTATGCCCTCCATCTTCTAAAAGATTGACGGCAATAAAACTACCTGATGAAAAGTTCTTTTTTATCGAAAGTATAAAATAGGACTTTATTCAATAGTAAAAATCATATAAAATAGTATAAATTCCCCCTGATGGGGGGGATTACTAGGGGTAAGCATTTTTATTATAGGTTCTCTGTAGGTCTAAAATGAGACAAATACTTACAGAAAAAGACTTCGAATGGATGGTTATAACTAAATATATTGGTTATTATTCTTTAAAAATTTGGTCAAAACAAAATGCTAGGTTAATTGGATCAAAACACAGTTATGAAATATGTATACAAGAAGTATCCTTTGGTAAATGGATAACGTGTATATCACTGTATTCAGAAGAAATAATAAAAGAGGAAAGAACCTCTAGTCTTAGCAAAGCCTTAAAAATTGCTAACCAATATTATAAAGAAATAGCAGAAAAATTAACATGACAATATTACTAACAGGTGGGGCGGGATTTATAGCCTCACATATTGCAGATGCTTATATTAAAGCAGGGCATAAGGTAGTTATTATTGATGATTTGTCCAATGGGAAACTTAAGAATATAAACAAAAAAGCCATTTTTAGATTCGGAAGCATTACTGATTTTTCTTTTTTAGAAGGGATATTTAAACAATTTAAGCCAGATGTAGTAAATCATCACGCAGCTCAAATTAGTGTTACTAAGTCTATAGAAAATCCAAAGTTAGATTTTGAAATAAATACTATAGCTACTAACTATTTAGCTTGTCTGTGTTTTATTTATAAAGTAAAAAAATTTATCTTTGCTTCTACAGCAGGGGCTTTATTTCCTAATTGCTCAACACCACCTACAGTATTTACAACACCAGAACCAATCTCACCCTATGGAAAAAATAAATGGGCTTCTGAGAAATTTTTAACCCATGTTTTTAACAATGGGGAATACCAAGTAACAATTTTAAGATATTCTAATGTTTATGGCTCAAGACAGCGATTTGATGGCGAAGGGGGCGTAGTCGCTATTTTTGCAGACAAATTACTAAAGGGGGAACCTATTACAATTTATGGTGATGGAAAACAAACTAGAGATTTTGTTTTTGTGCAGGATGTGGTTAAAGCAAATATTTTAGCATTGAGTGATTACCAAGGAGTTTTTCATGTAAGCACTGGAATTAGAACAGATGTTTTAACTCTTTTAAACACGTTAAAAACAGTTTTGAATGTTAAAGATAATGAAGTCATTCACTGTGAAGAAAGAAACGGGGAAATTAGGGATAGTGTGATCTCACCATTTCTCATAAATAAAAATTTTAAAATAACAAAATTGGCTAAAGGATTACAAATAACAGCAAAATATTATGCAAATAACTGATTTTTTAAAAGCTGGGGGAGTTTTAAATAAACATTTAAAAGATTATGAACTCAGACCCTCGCAACTTCAAATGGCTACTTATGTAGAAAATGCCTTGCTTAATAAAAAACACGCAGTCATAGAAGGCTCAACTGGGGTGGGAAAAAGTTTCTCTTACCTCTTGCCAGTACTACTTCATAATAAAAAGGCAATTGTTTCTACTTCTAATAAGGCTTTGCAGGATCAATTAAATAATAAAGACCTTCCATTTTTAAGAGACATTTTCGATAAAGAAAATTTAAGACCTATTCAGTGGGCGATTCTCAAAGGTAAGTCAAATTATTTTTGCCAAGAATGTTTTGATATTAATTTAATTGAGGACAATTTAAGTAATTATTTGTCTAATCAAGATATTAAAAAAATAACTGCCTGGACGGAGTCAACTAATTCTGGGGAGGTTGAGGAAATACCCCTAGAATTAAGCCCAAAAGTAAAAGAGTTAATTTGTTGTAACCAATTTGTGAAACACCAAAAAGGAACAAAATATGATGAGATGTGTTTTGCTAATAAGGCTAGAAGAAAAGCCAAAGCTTCAGATATAGTCTTGGTTAATCACACTTTATTAGCACTAGATCTAGTAATTAAAAATATAAGTGAAGGACAAGCTGGACTACTTCCTAAGGGTATAAAAAATATAATAATTGATGAGGCACACGCTTTTGAAAGTTATGCTACCCTAGCTTTTAGTGGATCAATAAACTTATTTACCCTTAGACATATTACTAATTCTAAAATAGTAAGAAAATTCTATTCAAGTAAAGCAAGGATAAAATTAGAGGGGGAGTTTAAAAAAATTATTAAACAAGGATATCTTCCAGAAAAACAAGGGATCTATTATGAGCAAAGGGAGTTTAAAGCCATAGGGACTGATTTTGATTTTATAATTCATGAACTTGAATTGATAGAAAGAAAAGTATTAACCGCAGTAAGTGTAGCTACCTCCCCAGAAGTAATTAATAAAATTAAATCAATATCACAAGAAGTTGAAAAACTCATTGAAGAATTTAATGTCTTAAAATTACCTGATAATAAACAAGTCCGGTGGATAGAGGCTTATGATTCAAGAGGAAAGAATTTAGTAGTAACCATAAAACATAGCCCAGTTGAAATCGGAAAATATTTGGGGGAAATATTATTTAAAGATAAAACTGTAATTAGTACCTCAGCAACTCTAGCTGTTGCTAAAAGTTTTGACTATTTTAAACAACAGATAGGGTTAGAGAGTGAGTGCTTAGAATTAATGGCTGGTTCTCCATTTAGATATGATAAAAATGTAAGAATTTATTTATCTAGTGATGATTGCCAGTACGGTCAATATGAGGAGTTAGAAAAACTAATTGACTATTCAGAGGGTAGGGCTTTAGTCTTATTTACCAGTTATAAAGCAATGAAAGATTACTATAATAACTGCAACATATCTTACCCAACTTTTATTCAACAATTTGGCATATCTAAAAAGCAACTTTTGCAAGACTTCTTAGATAGTGATAATGGAATTTTATTTGCTACTAAAAGCTTTTGGGAAGGGGTAGATATTAAGGGTGACAAAGTTTCATTGGTAGTAATTCAAAACTTACCATTTCCACAACAAGGAAATTTATTAGTAAAAGCTAAAATGAGGCTAATTGATGAGAAGTATGGAAAAGGAAAATCATGGATTAAATATACTATCCCGGAAACTGTAATGGGGCTTAAACAAGGAATGGGTAGATTAGTAAGAAGTACTACCGATACTGGAGTAATAGCTATCTTAGACAAAAGACTTTATAAAGCCAGGTACAGAAATTCATTTTTGTCTAGTTTTCCCCCTGCCCCTAAAACATTAATCTTAGGAAAAATAGAAGCTTTTTTTAAGAATTTGAAGGTTTTCAAAACTTGAAAAACCGAATATAGTTAGCACTAAGTAATTGCAGAAAAATGTATGACATCTTCAAACCAAACGATAGTTGATAGTTTAAATTATCAAAGAAGAAATGCGGATATTTTAATACCCTTTGAAGTAGTAGTGGTTTTATCAAATAGACCAAAGCTTTTAGGCTTTTATGTAGATTTAGTTTTATTGCACCAATTAGAATGTGTTACCTATTTAACTTATACTCAAATAGCAAAATTATTGGGAATGTCAAAAGGAACTTTTTTAAAATATAAAAATGAACTAAAAAGCAAACATCTTATTGAGGAAAGAGTTACTGGAACTAATAAAAGAATCAGTTGGTGGGTCAAAATTTATACCAGGGTTCAAAATTTGAACCGAGAAAAAGGCTTCTCGAAAGTGTGCAAATGGCTTGATGCAACAAGAAAAAGTATCTCTAAACAAGCTCAAAAGGATAATAAAAAAATACTAACTAACACTATATATAATATATATAATACTAATAATAATAATATTAATACTAATAATAATACTAAAGTATTAAGTAATAGTATTATAGCGAAAGTTAGTAAAAATAAAGAAAAAAAGAAACAGGGAAAGAGATTTAAAAAGGAATGGTATGAGAAAGTTTTAGAAGCTTACCAAGCTTACAAGGGAATTGGTTTAAGAGGAAGTGAGAGGCTTATTCCAATGAAAACAATTAAAGATATGTTTAGGGCAGGAAATACCCCAGATGATATTTGTGCTTTTATGAAATGGATTAAAGACAACAAGGATGATAAAAGGTTCCCTTGGTTTAGGGTTTGGACAATTAATACAATTAAAAAGAAAATGCCTGAGTGGAGAGCAGGAAAATTGCAGGAGTTAACAAATTCTTGGGAAGACGATATAAAACAAATTTAATATTAGTAAGAAAGATAAGACATGGTCAATCAATTACTGCCCTCAGCCGAAAGTGCTGAAAAAGCTCTATTTTCAATAATTTTATTAAACCCTGATAACTTAGGTAAGGTAGTGGATAAATTAGAAGCCAATGATTTTTATTCCATAGCTAGTCAGAAAATATGGATAGCTTTTACGAATCTTTACAAAAAGGATATAAAAATAGACGCTGTTGTTTTAAGGGATGAAATAGAAAAGATAGACTCCTCTCCCAAAGCTTCTTTAGAAATTATAGGAGAGTGTTTTAATGAGGGGGTAGTTACTGAGAATTTAGGGGTGCTAATTAAAAAAATTCACAATACTTCTTTATTGAGAAAGTTTATTTTTTCAATTGATAGATATAAGGATTTAGCTTTTGTTCCTTCTGCTGGGGCATTAGAATTATTAAGAGACATGGAAACTTCCATAGTAAAAATAAGTGAAAAAATAGGCAATAACCACCCAATAAAACCAACTGAAATTATTAAGGAGATTGAAATAGATAAGGCTAAAAGAAATGCAGGAGGATGGCTTATTTTTAAAAGTGGTTTTAATAGTTTAGATCAGAGGGTTGGAGGGCTATTCCCTTCTCATATTTGGATTATTGGGGCGTACACAGGGATTGGTAAGACATTTTTTTCTATACAAGTGTTACTTAATACTTTATTACAAGGAGCAAAAGTAGCTTTATTTAGTCTAGAAATGGATCGGAAGATGAACGCTTATCGTATGTTGGCAAATTTAATGAATATGCCTTCGGTAAGTTCTTTAAATATTTTAAAAGATACTTTGTTAGATTATGAAGAAGCAGAGCTTGACATAGCTAAAGAAAAGTTTAAATCCTATGAGCAAAATTTGTTTATTTTCGATGACTGTTTTACCGTTGAAGAAATTAGATTAAAAGCTAAAAAAGCAAAATTATCTACTGGATTAGATATAGTGTTCGTTGATTTTATTCAAAACTTGCGTAGTAAGGGAAGTATTTATGAGCGTATGAGTACCATAGCCCTTGAACTACAACAAATAGCCAAGGACTTAGATATTTGTTTAGTATTAGCTTCACAAGTAAGTCAGGACGCTGCTGGGTGGTCATCTAAAGATTCAATTGACTATAAAGGAGCCGGGGAAATTGCTGCAGTGGCTGATGTTGGTATTTGGATAAAAAAGGATAAGGAATATGATAATTATAGAAAAGTTTATATAAGAAAAGCTAGGCACGGAGAGATTGGAAAGTTTGATGTGAAATATAATTTCCCATCTGGGAGAGTAGAAGAAGACATAAATTCAGAAAAATCATCTGTGGCAAAACCTATTGAGCCACAAATACAAAAATCAAATGCTAAAAAACAAGACATCTCAGACTATTTATGATCGACTCGATTGGTTATTAAAAGAGTTGGAAATAAAAATAGAAAAGGCAAAGAGTAAAGACCCAGAGGATATTAAAGAGCTTACTGAGCTGTGTAGACTATGTATAAAAAGCTTTACCCCAGTGTATATGAGAACGGAGAATGGGTTCGTTAAAGAATTTTTGGGTCATTTATTACAGATTGTGAATCAATATTTACTTTTATAATAAAATCGTATAAAATAGAATATATAAAATTATAAATTAACAACCAACCTATGAAAAAAATGTATTGCGTAATTTGTGGTAAACCTACTAAAAAATATTCTACTGGAAATAAGTATAAGAAAACCTGTGGGGAGGGAGATTGTAGATCAATATTAAGATCAAGAATAGCTAGTAATTACATAAAAAAGAATGGGGTAAAATTTGGGGGAAATGGTAATTGTGTGGCTAAAAAGAAAATTGCTCTATGA